AGTTCAAAGAATTACTGATTATATTGACCAACGCTTTAACAGGCTTGAAGCAAAAATTGACCAGCTTATTCAAGCGGGGAAATGATGCCAAGCAGTAGTAAGAAGCAACATAGGTTCATGGAAGCGATAGCCCACTCGCCATCGTTTGCCAAGAAAGTAGGCGTTCCACAGTCCGTGGGGCAAGATTTTGCAAAAGCGGATAAAGGCCGCAAATTTTCTAAAGGTGGTGATACTATGGCTACAAAAATGAGCAAGTTTGAAAAGTCTGGTAAAGACGTAGAAAAGCGCGGTATGAAAGAAGGTTCAGCCAAAGATATGGCTATGGATCGTATGCAAATGATGAAAAAAGGCGGAGGCGTCAAAAAGATGGCTTCTGGCGGTTTGTCTGCTGGTCATAAATCTGCTGATGGAATTGCTTCAAAAGGCAAGACTCAAGCAAAGCAAGTGGTAATGAAAAAGGGCGGTATGGCCCGTGGACGTTAAGGAGTAAATCATGGCTATATCTAAACCTGTGTACGAAGATGACGAGTCGATAGACGAACAAATTCGTTCTAGCGCGGCTGAGCGTTCAGCGGGTAAGACTGCGCCTGATGTATCGGCCTCCGACGATACGTCTGATGAAACTTCTGCGCCCGTAGGTCGAGGTAACCCTAGCGTTTCCGTACCTGCTCCTTCATCCAAACGCACCCCCATCGTTACCAAAGAGCAGCTTGCTGCATCGGGTCTTAGCCTGCGCGACTACTTGAACAAACAGCAAGGTTTGACTCGCCGTGGTGAACCAAGCACACAAACTCGTATGCCTTCACGTCCAGGTCAAGAACAATCTGTACAAAGTAATGAAGGTCGCAATAAACCTACTCCTCCAAAAACTTCAACTGAAAGTAAGCGTAGTGATTCTAATTTGCCTGTAAATGAGCGAATAAAAAAATCATTGGAAACGGCACGACAAGGTTCTGGATCTACTGATACACGCCCAGTAAATCAGCGCATTAAAGAAGCTCTGGGGTTTAAAAAAGGTGGTGCAGTCAAAATGAGTTCTGGTGGCTCATTCAGTTCTGCTTCACGTCGCGCTGATGGAATTGCTCAACGTGGCAAAACCAAAGGCAAAATGTGCTAAGGAAAAATCATGGCTAAAGATTACGAATACACAGACTCAACTCCAGTAGATGAACCTGTGGCTAAAAAGGCAAAGCCAAAACCTACGCCTAAACCAGCGCCAAAACCGCCCATCTATCCTGATTCAGTTCCTGTAGATGAGCCAGTTAAACGTATGGCTAAAGGTGGATCTGCTTCTGCTCGTGCTGATGGAATTGCCACTAAAGGCAAGACCCGTGGCAAAATTTGCTAGGAGATTAGTATGATGGCAAGCAGAGGTATGGGGGATATTTCCCCATCAAAGATGCCTAAAGGCGTGCGTAAGGCGCGTAGAGACAATACTGACTTTACAGAGTATGCTAAAGGCGGTGATGTTTGGGATACCACTAACCCTGCTAAAAAACATACTAAGCTGTCTTCTGCAAAAAAAGCCAAGGCTAAGGCTGCGGCAAAAGCTGCTGGACGTCCTTATCCAAACTTAATTGACAATATGAGGATGGCAAAAAATGGCTGAAGTTAGAGGCGGGGACAAGCAAGCCAGAGCTTCTTATACGAAGCATGGGAAAAGCCGTCTTGATGGGCAGCAAAATCCGGATTACTTCAAAGAGTATTACGCTAAAAATAAAGAACGAATTCTTGAAAGAAATAAACAGCGCCGAAAAGAACGAGAAGCTGCTGGGGTTAAAAATAGAATTACACCTCAGACATGGCGGAGCATGGTGGTATCGTTGCTCCAACAAAGAGATGGGGATGATTGTGCTTTGTGCGGAACTAAACTAGACTTTACAAACTTGTCTGATTTGCATATTGACCACATAATTCCGTATTGGTACAGCAAAAATGACAGTGCGGAAAATCTACAACTCGCGCATAAACACTGCAATATGACAAGGAGTCGTAAGTATGGCCACTAAAAATTGGATTTCTGGCGCTATTAAAAAACCTGGGTCTTTGCGTCAAAGTTTGGGCGTAAAAGAAGGAAAGACTATCCCAGCATCTAAGTTAAAATCTGCTGCAAAGAAGCCAGGTTTGATGGGTAAACGAGCCCGTCTTGCTCAGACGCTTAAAGGCATGAAATAACCTGGGTCACTTATGTCCACCACTGGAACCACAGCCTTTAACTTAGAGTTTACGGAACTTGCTGAAGAGGCTTGGGAACGGGCTGGACGTGAGATGCGTTCTGGCTATGATTTGCGCACGGCACGCAGATCTTTAAACCTAATGACTATAGAGTGGGCTAATCGCGGCCTGAATATGTGGACCATTGAAACTGGCACTATCACTCTTACTCAAGGGCTTAATACATATGCACTCCCCACAGATACGATTGATCTGCTGGACCATGTAATTCGGACGCAGCCAAATGTAGCGTCAACCCAGGCTGATCTAAGCATTACAAGGATCAGCGTATCTACATATGCAACTATCCCAAATAAACTGGTGCAAGGACGCCCAATCCAAGTTTGGATTCAACGGTTGTCTGGTGAGGTTAACCCTACTGCTGCGACATTAAGCGGGAGCATTACGGCAACTTCTGATTCCATCACGTTAAGCACTGTTGTTGGCTTGGCTGGATCTGGCTACATTCGGCTGGATAGTGAAGATATTTACTACACCTACATTTCTGGCAATACGCTTGGCGGCGTATTTCGTGGACAAAACAATACCACAGCAGCTTCCCATACAACATTAACATCTGTTAATGTTCCTCAGTTGCCTGCTATTACTGTTTGGCCTACACCTGATGGATCGCAAACTTATCAGTTTGTTTATTACCGACTGCGCCGTGTCCAAGATGCTGGCAAGGGTGTTGAAACTGCTGACATGAACTTTAGGTTTTTGCCTGCTGTTACGGCTGGTTTGGCTTACTACATTGCCATGAAAGTACCAGATTTACAAGGTCGGCTTGATATGCTTAAAGCTGTTTATGAAGAGCAGTACAAGCTTGCAGCCGGTGAAGATCATGAAAAGGCTACGCTGCGCTTGGTTCCGCGCCAATCATTTATTGGTGGAGGTGGCATGTAATGACTTCACCCTATGCATCTGGCAAATATTCAATTGCCGAATGTGATCGGTGTGGACAGCGTTTTAAATTAAAACAATTGAAAGTTGAGGTCATTAAGACTAAACTATATCAATTGAAAGTTTGTGAAGAATGTTGGGACCCTGATCAGCCGCAGCTACAGCTTGGCATGTATCCGGTTAATGATCCACAGGCTGTATACCAGCCACGGCCAGATACAACTTATGTTGCTGCTGGATTAAGCGGATTGCAATTAACTGTATCTGGGGACCAAGGAACGCCAACGGGCGGTTCTAGGGATATCCAATGGGGATGGTATCCTGTTGGTGGTTCGAGTGGGTTTGATTCAGTGCTAACGCTTAATTACTTGGTTGGAACTACAAGTGTTGGTACAGTAACAGTAACAGTTTCATAGGAGTCCATGATGGCTAAAGAAAAAATGAAAAGTGATGTGGCGCAAGATAAGGCCATGATTAAAAAAGCGTTCAAGCAGCATGATGCTCAAGAACATAAAGGTGGAAAAGGTACTACTTTGAAACTAAAAAAAGGTGGACCAACCAGTATGGATCGTAAAAAGTACGGTAAAAACTTGTCCCGTGCTATGAACCAAAAGGGGTAAATCATGGGATACACAATGAAAATGGGTGGCAAAGAAGTTGGTTCAGCCAGTGTTTATGCAAAACCTCATACCATGTCTGGTGCTTCTGCTGAATTTACCAGTGTTACACCTCCCAATATGAGCGACCCTGCCAATATGGATATGGTGGTCAATGGCTATAGCAACAAACGTCCAGCATCCGCAAAAACTAACGGCATCAAAATCCGTGGCACTGGCGCAGCTACCAAAGGCGTGATGGCGCGAGGCCCGATGGCATGAACTACTCTGAGCTTTCGTCGGCTATACAGACTTACACGGAAAATAATTTTCCGACGATTACCCTTGCGGATTCGTCTACTGTATCTTCGACGGCTCAGATTAACCGCTTCATCGAGCAGGCCGAGCAGCGTATATACAACTCGGTGCAGTTTCCATCGTTGCGCAAAAATGTAACTGGGACTATTACTGCCAACAATAAGTACCTGTCTTGCCCGGATGATTTCTTAGCCCCTTATTCT